TTATAGAATCCACTTATTTTTTCTGTTAACTATGATTTACAACCCTTTCTTCTCAAACTCTGACAGTCTATTCAGTAGTTTCTTTGCACCAACAGAGATCTACGTTGTAGCTAAAGAGGACATTGAGAAAGCACAACAAGCTCAATACAAAGAGCAAGTCGAAGCAATCGACAAAAGAATACAATACCTCCAAAGCAAAAAAGCTGAGGTACAAAAACTAATCACACCCGCAAAGGAGACTGCAAATGACTAAAAACGTCCACGTGACTGACGCTATCAAACTAGAAGGCTTCCAAGCCATACTTGAACCCGGCAAGTTCGGATATTCACTCGCTGCTATTGTGGGTACGAATATCATTGACGCACTTGAAACAGAGAGACAAGCTGTTCTTAAATGGGCAGAGTCTAAGTTGAAGAACCCAAAGAGAGCTACACTCAAGCCTACACCATGGGAAGAGGTAGCTGATGGTAAATACAAGATCAAGTTCTCATGGGGAGAGGACAAGAAACCACCAGTTGTCGACACAGAAGGCACACCAGTTACAGATGCAAAGACACCAATCTATGGTGGCTCAACTGTAAAGCTAGGCTTTTTCCAGAAGCCATACATCTTGAAAGATGGAGTTACTTATGGTAGTTCACTCAAGCTAGTTGGTGTACAGGTTGTCGAGATTGCAGGCAGTGCAGCTGGGGTTGATGCAGATAGCATGGACGACAAAGAAGTTGCAGACTTATTCGGTAAGACTGAAGGGTTTGTTGCGAAAGCTACAGCTCCTGAGCCTGCTGATGAAGATAGCATTGAAGAAGAAGAAGACTTTTAAGTCTAAGCTAGAGGTCAGCGTTGCTGATCTGCTAGACACAGTTGGTTGCAAGTATGTGTATGAGGGCGAGCAAGTTCCTTATACCATACAGCACCACTACAATCCTGATTTCGTACTGCTCAACGGCATCATGCTAGAAACCAAAGGTTACTGGGATGCAGAGGACAGACGTAAGATCAAGGCCGTCATTCGTGACAACCCACACCTTGATATTCGTATGGTCTTTCAAGCACCGTTCAACAAGATCAGTAAGAAATCCAAAACTACATACGCCCAATGGTGTGAGAAACACAACATCAAGTGGGCGGCAGCACACGCAATCCCCATTGATTGGTTAAGATGAACACAGAATCAGAATTTGTGGCACACGAACCATGTAACAACTGTGGCTCGTCGGACGCTAACTCACGTTACTCTGACGGCCATGCGTTCTGCTTTGCGTGCCATACATACAGTCCAGCAGATGATTGGACACACACCCATACACAGATGAATACAAATGAACGAGTACAATTCCTCGGATCAGCTGAACAGCTGCAAAAACGAAGGATCAGTGAATCCACCAACTCATTCTACCGTATCTACAGACACGGCAACACCCTCCGCTTCCCATATTATAATGCAAGCGGCCAAGTTGTTGGATTCAAAATTAAAACAAAGTCAAAGGACTTCCACTATGAAGGTGCAAGCTCAGATCAACTCTTTGGCCAGCATCTTTTCCCCACCAGCGGAAAGAGAATCGTTATCACAGAAGGAGAACTAGATGCTGCCTCTTGTTACGAAGTTATGTCAGGTTGGCCCATGGTCAGCCTACCTCATGGTGCGGCAGCAGCCAAGAAAGACTTGCAGAAAGCCATACCCTTCTTGCAAGGATACCAAGAGATCGTCCTCTTCTTCGACAACGACGAAGCAGGGCGTGAGGCCGTTGAATCTGCCTCGAGTATACTCCCCGCCGGCAGGGTTAAGATTGCTAGACTTGATGCTTACAAAGATGCAAGCGATGCACTCCAAGCTGAAGACAGGGAGGCAATAAGAAGAGCCATATGGGATGCCAAACCATACAGACCAGACGGTATTGTTGATGGTAAGAATCTCATGGCATTGGTTACAGAGCCTACCAAAACCTGTGACCACGAGTATCCTTTCGAGGGTCTCAACGACAAACTACATGGCATCAGATATGGAGAGCTAACTACTCTTACAGCTGGGTCAGGTAGTGGTAAGACTTCATTGGTCAGGGCTATCGCAGCTGATCTTGCACAGAAAGGTGAGACAGTTGGTATCCTTGAGCTTGAAGCAAACAACAAACGTACGGCACTGGGGCTTATGTCCGCAGCCGTTGGTAAACCATATCACATTGGAGAACATGACAAAGAAGAACTCGAGTCTGCTTTTGCTGATACTCTTGCAAAGTGGAATGTTTTTCTGTTTGATGGCTTTGGTAGCTTTGACCCAGATGTTATTTACAACAGGATCGAATACCTTGCCAGTGGACTGGAGTGCCGTATTATATTTCTTGACCATCTTTCTATATTATTAAGTGGTCTTGACGGCGATGAAAGACGTATGATAGACTCAACCATGACGAAGCTCAGGTCATTGGTCGAGCGTACAGGCATCGCATTATTTTTAGTATCACACCTACGGAGAACAAACAGTGACAGTAACTCACACGAAGAAGGGGGACGTGTCTCTCTTGGCCAGCTACGAGGATCTCATTCGATCGCTCAGCTCAGCGATAGCGTCATCGCATTGGAACGAGACCAGCAAGGAGAGGCTAACGCTAACCTTACAACTCTTAGAGTGCTTAAAAACCGTTTCTCAGGAGAGGTTGGAGTTGCTACAACTCTGAGCTATGACCTATCTACATGCCAATTCTATGAAACTAAAACCGAAGACACAGTTGAGTTCAACCCAGCTACAGATTTTTAAACCGAACCCACCCACCAAACAACAGATAAGACGTGCAAAATTCAGAGACAAGACCTATTACCCTCCTGTTCGATCTGGAAACAACACCTCTAAGTCAAGAGGACGTTGAGCTGCACTGCTTGGTCACACTTGACTATGAGACAGGTGAGACTACCAGATACAATGACACAGGATCTGCCGAGCCAATCAGCAGAGGTGTCACGTATCTTATGGATGCTGACACTATCATTGGACACAACATCATTGGCTTTGACATACCGATGATAAAGAAAGTCTACCCGTTCTTTGAACCGAAGGGTAGAGTTATAGATACACTACTACTGTCGAGGTTGTACCACCCCGATATGCTAGAGGTAGACCGCAAGGCAAAGATTGACGGTATGCCACCAAAACTCTATGGTCGCCACTCTTTGGAGTCCTATGGCCACAGGTTGGGAGAATACAAAGGGAACTTTGGACAGACTGCCGACTGGTCAGCATGGAGCAAGGAGATGGAGGACTATTGCGAACAAGACGTTATTGTTACAAATAAACTATGCCAACATTTCCACCCTTACCTGACTGGGTACAACTAGAACATCAGGTCGCACACATCTTACAAAAACAAGAAGAACATGGATGGTATTTCGACGAACGAGCAGCCTACGAGCTCGAATCAGCTCTCAGAGGAGAACTGGAAGAAGCTACAGAAATATTACGCAGAAAATACGGGTTCGTTGCTGGAACAGTGTTTACACCTAAGCGAAATAACCGGACACAAGGGTACGTACAAGGATGCCCATTTACAAAACTTAAACAACTTAACCCCACCTCACGAGACCACATAGCATGGATACTACAGACCCACGAAAATTGGAAACCAACACAGAGAACGGCCACAGGAAAGCCGGTTGTAGACGAGACAGTATTGAAAGATATTGGGTCGGAGACAGCCCTGTTGTTTCTGAAATGTCTAGATATTACCAAGAAATTGGGGATGATCTCGGAAGGCGTGAACGCATGGCAGAAGCTATCTACGACGTGTAATCGTATACATCACCATTGCGGGGTTGCAACCAGCACATTCAGATGTGCACACAGAAAACCAAACTTAGCACAAGTACCATCAGATGAAAGATTCAGAAAACTATTCCGGGCCACGCCTACCTATCAAATGGTGTCTGCCGATCTTAGTGGGATTGAGCTCCGTATGCTTGCTCATTACCTTTCGAGGTATGATAATGGCCGGTATCAACGAATACTTACTACGGGGGATATTCACCAAACCAATGCCGATAGAATTGGAATCACTAGAAGACAAGTTAAAACAGTTACCTATGCCTTCCTCTACGGGGCTGGGAATACCAAACTAGGATACAGTTATGATAAGTTATTGTCCGAAAAAGCCGCTGCCATCAAGGGGGCAGAGATTCGTAAAGCTTATATTGCTGCCATTCCGGGTCTTGCAGATTTGCTACTCGCTTGTGAGAAAGCTAGCAAAAGAGGTTATGCAAACGCCATCGACGGTCGTCGTATCAGCGTTGACAAAGGGCATAAGTTTCTCAATTACCTCCTACAGGGAAGCGCAGCGACGATCGCCAAAAGATGGATGGTGATTGTGAATGAATGTCTACCACCCGACGGACATCAACTCTCATTCGTACATGACGAGCTAAACTACGAATGTTACCCAAGATTTGCAGAAGAATTTGCAAAATGGCTCGAAACAGCCGCCAGATTGGCAGGCGAACATTACAATCTAAGATGTCCCATCGCAGCAGAAGCTAAGATCGGATATACTTGGGCTGACGTACACTAAACCACCATGAAATTACTAATTGATGCAGACTACATAGTATATAAGTGCTGTGCAGCCTGTGAAACAGAGATAGACTACGGAGAAGACGTAATATTAGTGACTTCTAACTTTTCAGAAGCCTATAGTGCCGTAAAACGTGAAATATCTAACATACAAATGCAATTTGGCTCTTTTGCGAAGCCAACACTGTTTTTTAGCGACTCTAAAAATTTTCGGAAAAAAATTTTCCCAGAATACAAGGGTCACAGAAACAGAAAGAAGCCCTGTGGATACAAACGTGTCATATCAGGACTTAAAATTGAGTATGATGTTATCGTCATGCCACAACTGGAGGCCGATGATGCTATGGGCATCTATGCCACCAAACTTACAGGGAATATCATTGTTTCTCCTGACAAAGACATGAAACAGATCCCCGGTAAGCTATACAATCTCGAAGACACCATCACGATCACACCAGAAGAGGGTGCGAAGTGGCATCTGATTCAGACGCTTGCAGGCGACCAGACAGACGGCTACAGTGGCGTTCCCGGGATCGGAGTGAAGAGAGCCACTACTCTTTTCGAGAAAGAAGGCTACAGCTGGGCTACAGTTGTCAAAGCTTTTGAGGACAAAGGGCTTACAGAAGAAGACGCTCTTTGCAATGCAAGGCTAGCCAGAATACTTACAAACGAGGATTATGATTCCCAAAAGCAAGAACCAAGACTCTGGACACCTACGCCCGAGTACA